AAAAATGACCTCTGCCGCACTTACGCAAACAATCAATATCGTGCCCGTGCAGGGCATCTTTAGCGAGACGGGCGTTTGTGTCGGCTTAGTAGGCCCAGGCGGGGAGTTTTTCTCCCCTCCTATTAATTCAGACACGATTGTCGGCAGCACGATTGACTCATCTCCAATCGGCTCAACGACCCCATCGACGGGCGTTTTCACGACAATTTCAAGCACCGGACTAGCGACATTCAACAATTTCGCGTCCAGCAACGTCAACATTACCGGTGGGTCAATTTCCGGTGTTTCTATTGCAATCACCGCGCTAAATAACACTCCGGTGGGCAATATCACGCCATCTACTGGCGCGTTTACCACGCTCAGTTCCACTAGCCTGTCGGTCACAAACACGATTAGCGGCTCAATTAACGGCAATGCTGCCACCGCGACCTATGCGACTACCGCAGGGTCGGCAACCACAGCAACCACAGCCACTACCGCTACAACGGCCACAAACCTCGCAGGCGGCGCAGCAGGGTCTATCCCTTATCAGACAAGCGCAGGCGCGACTTCGATGCTTGCAACCGGTACAGGCGTGCTTGTTGGTGGTGTAACGCCTAGCTATACAACGACCCCGACGCTGACCGGCACAAACATTACCGGTATCCCTAATGGCGGCTTGTTGAACTCAAGCATCACTATTGGCAGCACGTCGATTGCGCTTGGTGCAACAGTTTCCACGCTTACCGCGGTCACCTTGGCTAACCCAACCGTCAGCAATTACGGCTTATTTACATCAACGTCTGCGCCAAGCTATGTAGAGGGTCGGCTTTGGTACGACTCCACGCAAAAAGCGTTGTCGTACTTCAATGATGTAACGAACAACACAATCCATGTCGGCCAAGAGACTCAGCTAAAGATTTACAACAACACCGGCAGCACGATTTCCCGTGGCGCACCGGTCTACATTACGTCAACTTCTAGCGGGTTTACCTATCCTTTGGTGGCATTGGCAAAGGCCGACACTCAAGTTACAGGAAACGCCATTGGCTTGGCAAATCAAGACATTCCTAACGCGACAGCGGGTTATGTTGTCATTGCGGGTTTAATCAACGGCCTAAGTCTTGGTTCAATGACGGTTGGAGACACGGTTTATGTAAGCCCATACTCTGCTGGTCAGCTAATGAACACCTACCCGCCGACAGGGTATCCGGTGAAGATTGGTGTTGTTGCGTATGCCAACAGCCCCAATGGGGCGATTTACGTTAGCCAATCCAATTCGTATGTTTTGGCTGGCAGCGTGGTAGGAACACTTGCAATTGCGAACGGAGGCACAAATGCTACAACAACTCCGACTGCGGGCGCGGTGGCGTACGGTACGGGTACGGCTTATGCGTTTACTGCGGCAGGCACTTCTGGTCAGGTCTTAACTTCGGCTGGCTCGGGCACTCCGACATGGTCTACGGCATCGGCATCCGTAACGATAACCGACGATACAACGACTGCTTCGGTTCGTTATCCATTGTTTGCAAATCAAACAAGCGGCGCAATTTCCACGGAATACACTAGTTCCACCAAACTGCAATACACGCCTAGCAGCGGATTGTTGGCCGCCACCACGTTTAGCGGCTCGGGCGCAAACCTGACAAACATCCCTAATGCTGCGCTGACCAATTCGTCCATCACTATTGGTTCAACTGCGGTTAGTTTGGGCGGTACGGTCACCACGATTGCAGGCTTGACATCGGTCACTAGCACGACATTTGTCGGCGCGCTTAGTGGCAATGCAAGCACGGCTACATCGGCGACCACGGCGACAAACGCCACAAATACGGCCATTACAGATGATGTATCAACGTCATCAGCGGTTTATCCGACTTGGGTAACAACTACCACCGGCAATTTGCCGCAAAAAACATCGTCCACTAAACTTAGCTTTACACCATCCACCGGCGCATTACGCGCATCGCAATTGGTAATTGCACCATAGGAGTTAAATCATGGGTTCATTAGTCTTTCAAGCAACGCTCGGCGGCCAGGTTAATCTGAATGGCCCTAACACCGCGTCCACATTTGACATTGCTGTGCCCGCCACAACGGGAACAATGGTCACCACCGGAGATTCGGGGACTGTTACCAATACGATGCTTGCTGCAAGCGCGTACAACACGCCTGGAACGATTGGCTCAGGAACGGCTAATACCGGCGCATTCACCACATTGAGCGCGTCTAGCACGGTCTCAGGCACAGGCTTTAGCACTTACTTGGCAAGCCCACCGGCCATCGGAGGAACGGCGGCAGCCGCAGGCACATTCACCACATTAAGCGGAACAACGTCTGTCACCACGCCTATTGTAAAAAGTGCTAGTTCGTTAACTTTACAAACTAACGGCACAACTGCTGCGGTCACAATAGACACAAGTCAAAATGTATCTATTCCAAAAGGCGTTGGTGGGACTCCATCTTTTAGTGCATATCCAAGCGCAACAACAAGCCTAACTCAGTTTACAGTTACAAAAATAACATATGGTACTGAGGAATGGGACACAAATTCAAATTTTGCATCGAGTAGATTTACACCAACCGTTGCAGGATATTACCAAGTAAATGCCTCCACTAGTTTAGCATCCACATCGGCATTAACATACATATATGTTTATAAAAATGGCTCTGCATATAAGTCGGGAACTTTAGTAACTGCATCTAATTGGACAATTGTTTCTTGTCAAGTGTACCTAAACGGTTCTACGGATTACATAGAAATTTATGTTCAGCAAAATGGGTTAACTCAAAACAATGAAACAACATCAAGTAACAATTATTTTCAAGCAACACTAATTAGGGGCGTATAACATGACACTTTACGAAAAAATAATGGCGTTGTATCCAGTTTTAACCGAACGGGACTTTATGACTACCATTCAATTGCAAGATGATTCGGATGGTAGGGGCGCATACATAGCTAAATGGGAACACCCCACATTAGCGCGGCCTACTGAAGAACAACTAGCATCATTTTAATTTTTTAACTGTTTTAGTTGCAATTTCAAAGGCTAAATAATGGCAAATTTCACATGGAAAATTCCTGAGATTTCCGCTACAGACGGGCTGATTACTCATGCGAAATACCATGTGACAGCCCAAGTAGACAATGAATCGGTGGAGACTGAAGGCAATTGGTACTTTAACGAGCCAACCCTAAAAACGCCGTTCGCCGATGTGACCGAGGACATGGTTGCGAACTGGATTGAAGCCGAGTCTTACAAAGATGGAATAAATGTTATAAAATCGGGGTTAGAGGAACAACTGGCGCGTAAGTCGAATTCTGTTGTGCCTCCTTGGAAACCGCAAGTGTTTACCCTGGAGCAGACATGACAGCCCCGATTGACATCATTTCTCGCGCACTCAAGGACATTGGCGCTTTAGAAGCCGGTGAAACACCTACGCCCGAAGCGGCGCAAGATGCGTTTGAAATGCTCAATGACCTTATTGACCAATGGTCAAATGAGGACATGATGACTTTCTACAAAACAGAAATCATCTTTCCCGTGGTCAACGGACAAACCCAATACACCATCGGCCCAGGCGGTCAAGTTGGAGCAGTCTTTACCGGCTCAATCACCGGCACAACCCTTACGGTTACGGCCATTACATCGGGCGCAATTGCCATAGGGCAAACCCTAAGCGGCACAGGAATCACCGACGGGACTAAGATTTTGTCGTTCCAAAGCGGTGCGGGCGGTAATGTCAACGAGGCGGGAACTTACACCGTCAATTTCTCGCAAAATGTATCGTCCACCACGATTAACGCCTATTACCAGCGGCCCTTAGTCATCAATTCCGCATTTGTGCGGATTAACACTTATTCAAACGGCCAGCCGATAACCAATGGCGGTCTTGACTATCCAGTCTCGGTGCTGAACGTTGAAGAATACGAAATGATTGGCTTGAAGACGCTAAACGGCCCTTGGCCCAAGGCGCTCTACTACCAGCCAACCGAAACGCTAGGCAATTTGTTCTTGTGGCCAAACCCCGCCCAAGGCGAAATGCACATCTTTGCCGATACGATTTTCAGCAACTACACCGGCTTGTACGACAATATTTTGCTGCCGCAAGGCTACGCAATGGCGCTGCGCTGGTGTTTGGCAGAACGCCTAATGCCCATGTATGGCAAAGCAAGTCAAACGCAAATCGCAATGATTATGAAGTTTTCCGCGCAAGGCAAAGCCACCATTAAGCGCACAAACATGAAGCCGCCACCTGTTGCTCGGTACGCCGATGCGTTGCTTGTTGGCCGCCAAAAGGATGCGGGCTGGATTTTGTCGGGCGGCTTCTTCCGCTAAGGTCAAATAAATGCCCGATTTTGGTTTTGTTGGCCCATCCTACGAAGCACCGTCGATTTATCAAGAATCGCAGGAGTGCATCAATTTCTTTCCTGAGATTGACCCACTCAAGCAGCCTGGTACACGGGGCATTGTTGCGCTCTATCCAACCCCAGGGCTAACCTTACAAACTGTACTGAATAACGCTGAAGTGCGCGGTCTTCGCACATTGTCTGGCGGCTCGCAAATGATTGCGGTCTGCGGCGTTTATGTTTACGTCTTTACTTCTAACCTTACCTCGACCATTGTCGGTACGCTCAATTCATCTACGGGGCGCGTGGGCATTACCGATAACGGAATCAATGCTTACATTGTTGACGGGGCTTATCGGTACACATGGCGCATTTCATCTCCGTCTAACGCAATCTTCACCGGCTCTGTGTCGGGCACGACTTTGACTGTTACGGCCATGAGTTCGGGGACGATTACAGCCAACCAAAGTCTTACTGGCGTGGGTGTGACCGCAGAGACCGTTATAACGGCGTTAGGGACGGGAACTGGTGGAGTCGGTACATACACCCTAAACACATCGCAAACAGTTTCAGCACGGTCTTTGAGCAGCACGGCGGTCGGCGCTCGATTTACGGCAAGCATTAGTACAACTGTACTAACTGTGACCGCAGTCGCATCGGGCACGATTTACCTTGGTCAGACAATCCAGGGCGCAGGCGTTACGGCGGGGACAATCATCACCGCATTTGGTACTGGCTCGGGCGGCGCGGGAACTTATACCGTTAGCGTAAGCCAAACCGTTGCATCGGAAACCATGTATGCGCTGAACTTCAGCGTTTTGCCTTCTACCGATGGCGCATTCAGCGGTGCGAATTCTGTTGATATTGTGGACAATTATTTTGTTTACAACGACCCTAGCACTCAGCTTTGGGGCGCATCAAATCTGCTGTCTCCCATTTCTGCCAGCACATCCTACTCGCTGAAAGACGGTTCTCCCGATAAGCTGGTGGCGCTCATTGTTGACCATCGTGAAGTCTATTTGATGGGAGAAGCATCATCTGAAGTGTGGACGGATGTTGGCGCGGTTCAGTTCCCGTTCCAACGCATTCCAGGCACATCTACCCAACAAGGTATTGCGGCGCAGTTCTCCGTGGCCCGCCTTGGCCCATCGTTCGCCTATGTGTCGAGTAACAATCGCGGCCAAGCGCAAGTGATGCAGATGAACGGGTACATCCCGCAACGAATTTCTACTCACGCTGTAGAGAATTCGCTTACCAACCAATACATTGATGACGCAATTGCATGGACATATCAGCTTGAAGGCCACGAAGTCTACGTTTGCACATTCCCGACGCTTAATCTGACTTGGGCATACGACTTCACCACGCAGATGTGGCACAAATGGCTGTACACCAATACGGATGGAACTTATGGCCGCCATCGTGGTAACTGCTGCGCGGTCTTCCAGGGCATGGTGTTGGTGGGAGATTATGCCAATGGTTGTATATACGAACTAGACAAAAAGAACTACACCGACAACGGTCAAAACGTCCGTCGCCTACGCCGTGCGCCCCACCTGACAACAGACCTACAGCGCCAGTATTTCGAAGAATTGCAAATTCAGTTCCAGCCAGGCGTTGGCACGACGGGACTATCTACCCCGACAGGCGATATTTACATTAATTCGCCCTATTACATTTACCCTAACGCGACCTTTACCATTGGCGCGTTGGCAACCTACATTCTTGGGTTTCAAGCAACGGTAAACAACATTACGACCACGACTTATCCACAGGCTATGTTGCGCTGGTCTAATGATGGCGGCTCCACTTGGTCTAAAGAATATTGGGTCACTATTGGACAGCTTGGCAAGTATCGCAACCGTGCTATATGGCGGCGGCTTGGGCAGGCGCGGGATAGAGTCTTTGAAGTGTCTATTACCGACCCCGTTAACGCGGTCATCATTTCTGCTAACTTGAAAATGAGCGCAGGAGAAAACTAATGGCACTTTCAAACACTCAACAAATCAACCCTTATCCACAAGCTGAATTTTTGGATAAGACAACCAACCGGCCAACCCGTTCATGGCAGCAGTTCTTTTTGAATTTGCTTAATTTTTCATCGGCTACTACGGCTACGGCTGGCTCTGCGACTTTGCCCGCTAACCCCGTTGGGTTCATAAACGTGACTGTAAACGGCAATGCCTACAAGATTCCGTACTACAACCTATGAAAACCGTACAGGAAATTCTTGCCGCTGACTTGGGCAAAAACTACCCAAACAAGACGTTAACAGCGCAGCAATATTACGATGGCCTAATGGAGTCCATCAAGGGTAAGCATCGGCTGTACCGCGAAAACAACACGCTATTCATCGCGCATGATGTAGGTGATGGCGTTGAATTCCACGCAATGAATGCCGAAAAAGCCGACAGTTTGGTCAAAAATTGCAATGCGTTCTTTGATAAAATGTCAGAAAAGGGTTACAAGTACGCCGTCACCTATTACGACAACCCCAAAATCACGACGCTTTTGGTGCATTCCAAGTACCCTTATGAGTCAGAAAAGATTGACGATGGGGAATATCGAACCTATA